AGGACCACAAGGTTTTTTAACTCTTTCAAGTGAAACAGGAAAAAATAGTAATCCTTCAGATGCTTCTAACATTTATGATCAAGGTGTAGATAAATTATATAATTTTATATCATCATCTAAAGGACAAAATTTATCTCGTTTTGGAAAACAAATTTTTAAATCTAAATTTTATGCTTCAGCCGCACAATTAAAATCAAGTGCTTTATTAGAATCAAGAAAAACTCAGTTTAAAGAATCTTCTGATGTAGATAGTGACTTTATTACACAAAAAACTATTGCTCTTTCTCAAAAACCTAATGGCTCAGGATTAGATGAAATATATGAATCTATAGATCAAAGATTAGATTCTAATCCATACTACAATGAACAACCACAATTAAAAAAAAATGTTAAATTAAAATACCAACAATTTGGTGCAACAGCTGTTGCAAATAGAATGTTATTAACTGAACCTTCTTTACTTAAAAAACAATTATCAGATGGTAAATATAATATATTAGAATCAAAAGATATTATTGAACTTTCTCAAAAAGCAGATGTTGCTATCAAAAATCAAAAATTTCAAACATTAACTAATACAATATCTTTGGTTGGTATAGGTGATATTCCTCCAAGTGCTTTAAAAGATATTACAACACAAACTTTAAATGGAAGATTTGCAGGTGATGAAAACCTACAAAATATTTACAATTCATTATCTGCCTCTGACAAAAGAGAATTTAGAACATTCGTTGCTAAAAAAGCTAGAGAGAAAAGAAATGAATTATTATTTGAAATTCAAGCACAAGATGCTGCTACAAAATTAGATGAGAATCAACTTTATAATGAAGTTATGATAGAAGTTAAACCTGAAACTGGTTTTAATCAAAGACAAATAAATGAATTTTTTAAACAAAATTCTGTTGCTTTAGAACAATTTACAAATCTAAATACTAAAATACAAGATAATAATACTAATAAAAAAGTTGCAATGTCTGATGCTGACTTAAATAGAAATATAATAGGTCTTATAGCAACAGATAAAATTAATAGAGTTACAGATAAATTTACTTTACCAGGCGAAACAGAACCACTTTCTATAGTTGAAAGATTTAATGAAGGAACAGATGTTGATGATATTAGATTCTATGCAAATATAATTAAAGATCAAAGCACAAACCCAAGTTTATTTCAAAAACAATTTTCACCATTTTATTCTTTTTTAGAACAAACTAGAAATCTAATTGCATCTGATTCCGTAAGATTAATTGACAGTGTTACATACAATAAAACATTAAATGTTTTTAAAAGAGATATGTATGACAGATACCAAGAAGGTTTAGCAAAAGGATTAAAACCTATTGAATTAATTGATCCTACAAATAAAAATTATATTGGTAAAGATTATCTAAGTTACACAGTTGATAAAAATGAAATTTTTAAAAGCATGATGAAAAATGTAGATAAAGATAATAATGTTCCTAAAAGACTTCCTGGCGAATCATTTAAAGATTACAAAAAAAGAAATAATCTATAATGAGTGAGATACAAAAAGACATTCAATTAATGAAAGATGCTGGATTTAATCCAACTGAAATAGAAAATTACAAAAAAGAACAAATTACAATTATGGAAGGAGCAGGTTTTTCTAATGATGAAATACTTGGAGAGTTTGGTGTAAAACCTATAGACACTTCTAGTATGGACACAATATATGATGAATATATTGGTTTGAATGAAGAATCTTTAAAAGATGTTTATACAACAATAAAAGAAGCTGAAGAAAGAGATGATAGATCGCTTTATGAAAAAGCTGTTGGAAAAGGTTTTGATCAAATTGGAGAAAGAATAAAAGCTGGTTGGAATACAGGAGTTGTTGATTTAATACAAAGTCAATATAATATTCCAAACATAGATGGCACAGATCAAACAGAAAAATACTTTAATTTAGAATTTGAAGATACTGGTTTCTTAGAAAGAAATATTACTAATGCTTCTAGAATTGTAAAAGACTTACCATTATATCTTGGTATTGGATATGCAACGAAACCATTCAGTATTTTTGGTGCAGGCTATGGTGTGGGTTCTATTAGAGAAACTTTTTTAACAATGAGAGAAAAAGGACAAGTAGGAACTTTTGGAGAGTTTTGGAACGCTTATAGAAAACATGGTATTAAAGCAGGTTTAAAAGAAGGTGCACAGTTATCTATGGCTTCAAGGTTTGGTAGATTATCAAACAAATTTATACCATCTACATTATTACAAGTTACAGGTTTTGAAGGGACAGGAGCTGTGATTGAAAGAAAACTTCCAAGTGCAGAACAACTAACAGACTCAGTTATATTATTTGGTAGTTTTGGATTAGCATCAAGAGGAGCTGCAAAAGCAAAAAGTATAATTACCAAAACTCCTTATGATGCTGTTGATCTATCAACACTATATAAATTAGACGAAAATGTTAAACAAGATATGTCTAGCATTAATCTAGAAATACCAAGAACGATGGCTAAACTTGTTGAAAAACAAACTGGTCAAAAAATTAAAGTTGATGCAGATTTTACAAAAGGTTTAGAGATGTCTGAAGTTGTTACTAAATTTTTAAACAAAGTAAAATTTGAAAAACCAAAAGACAAAGCAGAAGTAAAAGATTTGTTTACAAGATTGTTTATTGATAGACTTCATCCTTTAAGACGTATCGTTCAAAGAGTTGAAGATGTAAAAAATACAACTGGTAAACTTAATATCTATGAACAATTTAGAGTTCTTGTGGGTATGACTAATCGTGCAGGTTCTATTATCACTCAAGGAATGATTAGAGCTAAAGATTTGGAAGTAATAGGAAAAAGTTTTAATGATATTTTACAACCATTAAAATTAGAAAACTTACAAGGTAAAATCGAAAAAGGTTTTTTAGGAAAAGAAAATATTGTTCAAGGTAAAAAGGCAAATGAAAAAACTTTAAAAAAACAATATGCAGAATTAAGTGCATATTTAATATCAAGAAGAGTGGTAGAATATAATGAAAGAGGTTTAGCATCAGGTTTTAAATTAAAAGAAGCAAAAGAAGTTATTAAAGAATTAAAACCAAAATACGATAAAATTGCAAAAGAGATTGATGTTTATCAAAGACAATTATTAGAATATGCAAGAGACCTTGGATTGATTGATAAAGCAGCTTTTGATGCAATGATTGAAGCTAACAAAAGTTATGTTCCTTTTGCAAGAATCTTAGAAACAATGGATCCTCTCAATAAAGAAACAGGATATACTAAAGTTGTACAAAATCCATTTAAAAGAGTGAAAGGTTTTAAAGGAAAAGAAGGAGAGGCTGTATTATTTGATCCTATAGAAACTATATACAATAATACTTTTAGAATAGTAAAACTTGCAGAAAGAAATAACTCTTTAAATAAATTTTTTGATTTTATAGAAAAAAACAAAGATGTTTTTCCTGATATAAACAAAGTTTCACAAAGAACTGAACTTAAAGTTGAAAGATCAAAATTAGAACAAATTTTAGATGACCCATCAAAAGTTTCTAATTCAGGTATTTTAAATCTTAATGTTTTTACAAAAGAATTTATGAGATCAGATTCAAATACTGTTCAAGTTTTTAGAAAAGGTAAATTAGAAACATGGGAAGTAGGAAGAGATTTATCGCAAGCATTAGCAGAGTTTACTCCATCTGAAATGGGTGCTGTCACTAGAGTTTTAGGTCTACCTGCTAGAACACTAAGAGCTGGTGCAACCACATCACCAGACTTTGTATTTTCTAACATAGCAAGAGATACTGTATTAGCTCCAATATTTTCTAAATCTGGTTTTGTACCAGGATGGAATACATTAAAAGGTGCTTATCTTATGGCAGCAGCAAAAACTGGTTTAAACAGAAATGCAAAAAAATTATTTGACCTGTGGGAAAAATCTGGTGGTATGCAATCAACTTTAATTTCTCTTGATAGAAATATTTTTGATAAACCTGTGTACGACCAATTAACAGGAAGAACAATTAGAAATCAAATAAAGAATCCATTAGAAATTTTAAGAACATTATCAGAGATAGGTGAAAACATAACTCGTCTTGGTGAATTTCAACTTGCTTACAAAAAAGCTGGAAGAGAAGGATTAAAAGGAAGAGAGAGAGCTGAAAGAGCTGGTTTTGAAACAAGAGATGTAACAATAGATTATGCAAAAATGGGTTACTATATGAAAGGATTAAATCAAGTGTCAGCTTTCTATAATGCAAGAGTTCAAGGTTATGTAAAAATTTATGAGGCTTTTAGAGATAGACCTGGAAGAGCTGCAACTGCTATTGCAGCAGGAATTGTTTTACCATCATTATATTTTTGGTATGCAAACAAAGATAGTGAAATTTATAGAAGACAACCTAAATGGGTAAAAGACAATTATTGGATTGTTGTAATGGATGAAGGAACTGAAGATGCAAGAGTTTATAGAATACCAAAACCTTTTGATCTTGGTGTAGTTTTTGGTACAGGTACAGAACAATTTTTAGATTATCTTTTAAGTGATCATCCTGAAACAATTAAAAATAGTAGAGAATTTGCTTTAGATTTTATTGGAAATCAAATGAAAAATTTGAATCCTTTACCAACTATTTTAAGACCACCTTTAGAAACATATATGAATAAAAGTTTTTTTACAGGTAATCCTATTGTTCCATATTATATGGAATCAAAATTACTTTCACCTTATCAATACAATCCATACACAACAGAAACTTCAAAATTAATATCAAGAAGTGTTATGGCTTTATTTGGTGATAATCCAAACTATACCGCTTCACCTTTAGTAATTGAAAATTGGATAAGAGGTTGGACTGGTGGATTAGGTAACTATATATTGATGGCTTTAGATAAAGCTCTAGTAGCATCAGGTATGATAAATGATCCTATTAAACCAAAAGATTCTCTTACAAAAATACCAGGGATAAGAGCTTTTAATTTGAGAGACCCTTCTATACAATCTGAATTTATTACGGATTTTTATAATCAATATAGTAAGGTTAAAAAGTTCAGAGGAACACTAGATTTTTTAGTAAAAACTGGTAACAAAGAGGAAG